ATAACTGAAGTATTTGTTTTCTCCAGCTATTATTTCATCAATAATTAAATTGCTTTTTTCCATTTTATCTCCTCCTTTGTTTGTTTTCTTTATCATCATGGTACCAATATTATCATAATAATAAACGTTTGTCAAGTATTATTTTTTATCGACGACAAATTAAAGAAATTTAAAATATAATTTATCGAAGTTGCAAAAAATGGCAGTTAATTTTCCAAAAATAATTAACGTTTGACAAAGGGTAATATATCATTATAATTGATATTGAGTGATGAAACCTTTTGTGGGAGGGTCGGGATATTTACCCGATGCCTCCTGCCCCTGACAAACAAGCCCTATTGGAATTTAGACACCATTGCAAAACTATATAAGGTAAATAAATAAAAGAGTGGGTAACATAAATTCTTGTGGGGCTTTATATATTAAAAGTCGTTCTTTCTAGTATATTAGACTATAACTAATAAACTAATGAAACAAATTAAAAAAAGGAAGCCTGGGCATTGACACGGCCCCCTTCGGATCAGTTGAAGGATAAACAGCCTTATTATGGGATAAAGACCAGCGTTTGACGTTTACGATAAAGCGTGGCTGATATAAGCATACTACTTTTCATGTCTTGTTTTAATTATTATTAAGATATGTTTTTAATCTGGGCCGCTTTAGATATCCCAGTATAACGTGTCTACGTTGTTAGCTAGTGCCTGTGGATAACTTGTTAGTAAGTTGTTAATAACTATATGATTTAAGAGGGATTTTGGCTGTTAGTAACATGTGGATAACTTGGACATTTTGGCAGTATTTGAATAGATTGTGGATAAGTTGAGAAATCAGGATTGTTAATAACTTTTTGATATTTGGCGTAAGCAGTTGATAATAATATAGATAGCCCTGTGGATAACTTGTTAATAACCTGTGAGTATCTTGGGGATAACTTTAATAATAACGGAGCAAAATGATAAACCTTAAAAATTTATGCATATTTTTATATATAGCGGGTATGGCTTTGGTGATAGTAGTTACAACGCAGTCAATTTATGAAGTAATAGCCGAAGGCCAAGCGAATAAAACCAATAGGATCACCAGGATAGAGAGAGCAAGAAGATAAAAATGGCAAATATGTTACCTCCAACATCATCCAAAAGAGCAGTTGAGCCTAAAATACCAGAGAAACAAGCTGATATAGGCCTAGAATCTAAAGCAATCCTTCCAGATGACATTATATTACCCGATAAAAAAGACGTTACAGCGCATAATAAGGACATTAAGCCCCTAGAAGAGCCTATAGTTAAAAAGGACCTAGGAGGTAGACCATTACTATATAAGTCAGCCAAGAAGTTAAAGGAAGACATTGAGGGCTATTTTAAGAGTTGCTTCGGACCACTTACAGATAAAGACAATCACATGGTCAAGATGCCCCAAAGTGATGAATACTATGTAGAGCAGATTAAACCATTTACTGTTGGCGGGTTAGCTGTTTACCTAGAGACTAGTCGGCGGACCTTGCTTAATTACGAGAGAAGAGAGAAGTATTTTCACATAATTAGGCGCGCGAAGGATATTTGCGAGGCATACAGCGAAGAGAGGCTATTTTTCAAAGAGAGTTGCAATGGTGCAAAGTTTTCATTGATTAATGGATTCGGAGGCTGGGCAGCAGATAAAACAGAAACACCAGGTGATAAATACATATTCCAACAAATAAATGTTAATAACAGCGGAGTAAATGATCTTGTCAGAGAAATCGGCTCTAGATTATCCGAAAGACCTTGATGGCAATATACGCTATAGGGCCAATCTTTTAAAGAAGGCAGAAGTTGATCCAATGCTTCATGTCTATTTAAAAGAGTATTTTAAGCGGGATATCATATCCTGGATTGATCTATTATGCTGGACAAAGAATCCGAAAGATCTAGTTATCCCAGTTAAGCCCTGGATCTGTTATGAAGATTACCAGGTTGATTATATTAAAGAAATAGAGAGCTCGATCAATAATCAGTATGATACGGGCACCGAGAAGTCAAGAGAATTAGGCGTGACATGGATGGTAATATATGTATATGTCCATCAATGGCTATTTATAGAGGGCTCAGATTTTAAGGTTGGCTCCTGGAAAGAGGACTTTGTTGATAAGATGGGCGATATTGATAGCCATTTTGAAAAGATCCGCTTTATATTGTCCAGGATGCCGAAGTGGATATTGCCTAAAGGATATAATCAGGCCTTGCATGCAACATATTGCAAGTTATTGAATCCAGCCAATGGCAATACAATCATAGGTGAGACGGCCAGCGAGAATTTTGGATCAGGAGGCAGGCGTAAATCTATGTTTATGGATGAATTTGCCAAGTGGGATGATAGAAAAGCAGATGGAGCCTGGACATCAACAGCCGATATTAGCAATTGCAGGATTGTAGTATCAACACCAGTTGGAGCAGCAAATAAATTTGCCCAGTTAATGAGCGGGCAATATGAGAAGATTAAAAGGATTACACTGCACTGGACACTGCATCCAGATAAGGCCAAAGGGGTTTATTATTACGATACCAAGGATACAAAGATCCCTATTGATGATCATAAGAGAGCGTTTGAAATATGGAAGCAGCATAGGGGTGAACCTTGCCCAGCAGATTTTAATGGCGGAGTGTTACGATCACCATGGTATGATGAGGAAGCTATAAGGCGCTCAGACGCAGATTTAGCCCAGGAACTTGATATAGATTATGCTAGATCAGGGTATCCGTTCTTTAATATGAAGGCTTTATTGCTTCAGACTCCATGGGTTTACACCAAAATAGGCGGGCAGGCAGTGGATGAGATACCCTATGGCAAGCATATTAGAGCCATTTTGGCAGATATTGACTTCAGTATTGAGCTCAGAGAGACAGAATCGGGATGGCTTAAGGTCTATGAGTTGCCAAAAACTGACTTTCAATACGTCTTAGGAGCTGATACAAGCGAGGGATTGCCAAAGGGTGATGAGAGTTTTGCTGTTATAAGAGAGAAATACACTAGAAATACAGTTGCAGTCTTCAATGGCCTAGAGGGAACAGATGAGTTTAGTCGTAAAATAGTACTTGCTAGTAAATATTATAACAATGCCTTAGCAGCTCCAGAGAATAACAACCATGGCCATAGCGTTTGCAAGGATCTAGAGGCTTACGATGTAAACCTTTATTATTCACAGACCACAAGGCCAGATGGCAAAACAGCAGTTACTAGGGCGGGATTTACAACCACACCTAAGACCAGGCCAGTAATGCTTGATCAGGCTGAAGAAGAGATTAGAAAAAACATAGTTGAAGTCAGGGATGAGGACATAATTAACCAGATGAAGACTTTTATTAAGCACATCAAGACAGGCAAGCCAGAGGCAGATGGCAGCATGAAAGATGATGGAGTGCTAGCCTTTGCAATAGCTGGACAAGTTATAACCGAGAATCCATATAAGCCTAAGACCAAAGAGAACCACAGAAAACAATCGGCACTTGTTGATTCACTGAGAAAGAAAAAGAATGGCGGATTTAGTTACGCCAGATCATAAATAGGAGCCTAATATGCCAGACCCACAGGAACAAGGTTATACCCTAGAGCCAGACAAGATCGATACAGACCAAGAGAAAAAAGAAGAGGAGCAAGGACTCCCGCGGTATTTGTCACGTTTAGAGCTTACAGAGACACAGAAGCCTAGAATCATAACAGAGATGAATAAGGAAATTGATGCCATAGAGCAACAGCGTAATGATCTGGATATTGATGAAAAATATAAGGCCCTTGATGCTCAGTATGAAGGTGATCTGGATGAAGAAGATGATAGGCAATTTAATCTCCACATGGATTCTACAAAGAATAAGGTCAATCAGGTAGAAAACTTTTTGATGCAGGCATTTTTTGATAGTGATCACATTTACAGTGTTTCACCATTGCCAGAGTTTGAAGAACAAGGCGGCGAGGGTGCTTGCGAGCGTCAGGAAGACTTTTTAGATTATAAAATTGATACAACAATCCCACTAGAGGAAGAATGCAAGAGAGGGTTTCACCATGCAACACTAAAAGGATTGAGTTTTATATGCTTTACTCATAAGATAGAGCGGAAGAAGAGAAAAAGAAGAGAAATGTATCAAGGTGATCCGCAACCAGAGATCGATCCACAGACTGAACAACCAGCTATGGACCCGAAAACAAAGAAGCCGATCATCAATAATAAGGGTTTAGATGATTTCTTAAGGACATATCCCGATGCAGTTACTAAATATCCTGGGTATGTGAAGGCTTTAATGTCAGGCAAGACGATCAACCTAGTGGCCAAATTCACCGATTTAACTTATAATGATCCATATCCTAGATGTATCAAGGCGGTTGATTTACTATTTAGGACCAATGTTAGGAATTATTCGGACCTATGCGATACTAAATGGATATTCGAAAGGCAATCTTATACATGGTGGGAGCTTAAGCGCAAAGAAAACAAAGAAGAATTTTACGATATAAACAGTTTGAAGACCATCAAAGATGGCGAGGGTACTGAAAAAGATGTAACAGATCCAGAATTTCAAGACTATGAGATATTTAAGGCAACAGGGCATATTGATTTAACAAGTGATGATCCAGATGCACTCAAAGAGAACGAAGGCAAAAATGAGACAAAGGTTGAAATCTGGTTCTCAAGGAAATCAAAGGTTATAATCGGATCAAATAACTACCCATGGTTCGGGATTGATTGCACGTATGTGCCTATAAATATAAAGAAAAAGAGAGACAATATATTTCAGCCAGGGATCGGTGAAGATAATACCGATCTAAATATTGCTGAAGATGCTTTAATTAACTTTTTATTAGAGGGCTTATGGGCCAAGAACATGATCACTCCGATAACAGCACCAAATTCTTCAGTCTCTACTCAGTTTCTAGAAAGACGCTGGACTCATGGGGTACCGATAGATGCCAAGCCAGGAGAGATTGACTTTTTACAGAAATATATGCCAAACATTGATGTCAATGGACTATTAGGAGCTTTACAATACATCAGAAGGGGTTCAGATGAGGGTGTTGGCACTTCCGCGGGAACAAGCGGACAAGCAGACCCACTTGATCCGAACGCTCCAGCACGGAAGACTATAGCACTATTAGAGCAAAGTGGAAAGAACGTCAGGGAATATATTAAGAACGTATTGCCATCATTTAATAAGATGGCCGATATACTGCTTCAAATGTATTATCAGATGAGCAAGGAAGGCATTAAGTTCAAGCCTCATCCCGAGCGAGTTGTTAAGGGTTCTAATCCTTTTACTGAGATATCAAGGGCTGATATGATAGCTAGGACAAACATTAAGAGCCAAGCCCTAGCCTTTAACATGGATAAGCTCAACGAGAAGCGGGAAGATGTGGCCTTATTCGGGATGGTTAGGAATGAACCACTTATAGCCAGAAATCCAGAGGCAGTTTATAATTTATTAAAGAACATAATCAAGAGCTGGTCACCTAAGTGGAAGAATAAGTTTGAAACAATCTTGCCAACGCTAGAGCAATTTAAGCAAGGCCAGACCATTGCTGCGGTTCAGGCTGTTTCTAAGTATGTTGAGAATAAGATCAAAGAATCTCAGGTCACTGGCCAGAAACCAGAATTCAATATGGATGAGCTCATAGCTGTAGTTAATGATTATATGGCCGAGCAAGTTACTCCGCCATCAAAAGAAGTTGTTAAGGAACGCGCAAAACAACAAAAGAAAGCTAATTAATGATAAGTAGAAGGAAGTTTTTTAAGTCTTCAGAAGGAAAGAAACTGGGCGAGAAGAGATCTAAGGAGTTAATCGAGAAAGAGACAAGAGCATTGACTCAAGCAGCTAGAGAATGCCTTGATAGCCCAGCATTTAAAAAATATAAAACCCAATATGATAACTCAAGGGAAAACATAATGGCTGTACTAGAGCTTTACGAAGAACCAGATCCAACAAAATATGGCTTCTTTTGTAGAGAGAGCCTATCAATGCTGTTTACTCTGGGGCAGTTATTAAGATCTGTTAAGGCTGACGCTAGAGATAAAATGAAAGGCCCAGAAGATGAAGCCGTTTAGTATTATACAAGCATTTAACTTTTTAAAAGAGAAAAAGGACAATTTACTGGCTGGCAAGAAAGAAAAAGAATTCGGGCTTAAGCTAGAAGGTGATAAGGACCAGGCTATATCTACCGCATTGCCACAGGATAGGGTAAGATATTTGACCTATTGTGTTAGTTTTTTGAAAGATGAACGGCTTAAAACGCTATTAACGTTAAGAATAAATGGGGCAACACCCCTTGATATAGCAAAACACTATAAAGTTCACCCAGATTTAGTATTAAAACTTGAGAGGGAGGCATTAAGCAGAGCTAAAGATGCGATGACTAGAGTAAAAAATAATCCTATGAATGTACCGATCATAGGTGGGATACAGTAAAAATAATAAATTGGGAACCGCTATAAGCGCCCCAAAACCAAATTTTAGGGAACCGCAGCAATGCGCCCCTTATAACAAAAGAGGAACCCTTATATAAGGCCCTCAAGGAGATGTAAGATGGCAAAGTTAGATATGGAAGCTCTTAAGAATCAAGAAGGCAATTTAACACCAGAAGAAGAGGAACAAATAGCCAACGAGGCCTATGCTGAAGAAGAAGAGTCAAAAGCTAAGCCAGATGAAGAAGAGCCCAAAAAGAAGCCAGACGAGGAAGAACCCAAGATAGAAAAGCCAAAAGAAGAAGAAAAGCCAGAAGATGAAAAGGTTAAAGAGCCTGAAAAAGAAAAAGAGACTCCAAAAGAAGGCGAAGAAGAGGAAGAACCTGAAACCAAAAAAGAAGGCGAAGAAGATCCTGGCGAAGAAGAAGATCCGAAACCTGGTGATAAATCTAACGTAGAGGAAGAAGCAAAAACACTGGCCATTGAGAGAAATATTAATCTTGATGAAGCCAAAGAGCTCATTGAAAAAGAGGCCGTAATTGCAGAGAAGTATGGCAATGACCCTAAAAAACTAGCTAGAGCTTATAGAGAAAATCAATCAGCTTATGATAAGCTAAAAACTAAGGCTACATCTCTTCAAGAATCACAGATAATGCCCCTTGATAAGGTGCCGTCACAGCAAGAAGTGCTCGGATACATTAAAAAAGGAGTATTGAAGGATGAGCGAGGAGTGGTTTTAACTGAAGAATTATTGATTGATACTTATCGTAAGGAGCATTCTGATATAGCAGAGTATATGGAAGATGATACAATCCTCAAATTAGTTGCTAATGATGTTATTAAGGATGTTTCTAAAGATAAAACAGAGCTAGTTGGGAAGGTTAAAGAAGCGGCAAAAGCTAAAAGAGACAAGTGTATGTCTTTATTGCCTGAAGCAGACAAGCACCTTGAATCCCAAATCAAAGAATCACTTGAGGATATGTCAGATGTTACAGTTGTTAGTGAAACATTTAAGTTCAATGACATTGTTAGGTGGGCCAGAGGTGGCAAAACAAACATAGAGGCTATGGTTAAGAAGGCTAGGGAAGAGGGGATTAAGATAGGAAAAGAAAACCCAGTTATCGAGGGTATACTTCCAGGTGAAAATGAAGGCGGTAAAACTCCTCAGCCTAAAGTTCTTAATATCAGTGATGATGAATTAAAGAGAGCTAGAGAAATGTTTGAGGGATTAGGGATGTCTGATAAGGAAATGATAAAGTCATACAGAGAAGATAAGTTGCATGAAGCTAGTTTAATAAACAAAAACAAGGAGAGTTAACAATGAATCCAGGAGTTCAATTAAAATATGGTCAAATAAGAGGCGGACACGTAGGCGATGATGGTTTCTGGGCTGCAAGCCAGACTGTTAAAAGAGCCAGTGGTCGTTTTGTTTATCTTGATGCAGCAGGTAGATTGGTCCTAAATGCTGATGGCGTAGGCACTATTTGGGGCTTTGCTGAATCAGGTTTAGAAGCAGAAGCTACAACAGCTGACGATAGAGTAAATGTTAACATAAGTTTAGATGCAGTTTATCGTATCCCTATTGACTCAGGAACTTATGTAAAGGCAATGCGTGGTGACACTTGTGATATTGCTATATCAAGCAATGTCCAAGGTGCTCAATTAGATGCTAGTGCTGAAAATACACTTATTATTGTTGGTGGAGATGCTGATAATAATGAATGGGTTGATGTTAAAATAAACCCATCTGAGCAAGGCACAGGTAATGGAGCTGAAGATTAAAAGCAGGTAGTATATGTAGATTATGTTAAATTAATTAAATTAAGGAGATAACAAATGCCAGGTATGAGAAAAGATCAACTTGCGCTTTATACTAAAGATTCATATAAAGCCGAACGCGAAGGATACATGGAATTACCAACTAAGTACGACAAAATCCTTAAAGTTGTGAACAACGTTACTGGCGCAGGCGATAAGAGTACACAAATCTTAGGCGCGGGCGCATTAACAAGGCACGTTGTTGAAGGTCAAGATGTTAATTACAAAGCACCAGTTCAGGGTTGGGAGTTCCTAGTTAAATACTGGACCTTCTCTGATGGTATTAGTTTAACCAAGGAAGCAGTAGATGATACTGTTAAATTGGGTCATTTGCTTAAAGATTTAGCCAATACTTGGGGGATATCCCGCAGAGTAGAGGAAGAGTCTTTAGGTGCTAGACCATTCAACCAGGGTGGTAATTTACTTGGTGATTGGGTTCTTAATGGAACACACACTGGTCAGACTGATTCAAGTGGGGATATGGTTTATGATAGCGAACCACTATTCAACTTGACTGGGAACACACGTTCAACTAAAGGTGGCGGCACATATTACAACTCTGTTGCTGATTTATCTGTCGAACCTGATGATTTTGAAACTGTCTACAATCTTCATACAGCTATAAACAACAGAGATGAAAGAGACAGAGTTATTAGCAATCCAGCAGATACTCTTTTAGTTCCTCCTGGTTCTATGAGATTTGCTGCTGAGAAGATTGTTGATACTTCAAGAGGTATGCCAGGTGTTAATCTTAATGATATCAACCCATTCTATAAGATAGTTAAAACTATAGATTGGGATTATCTAGATGATTATACTTCTGGTTCAACTGAAGTATTTTATGTAGGTAAGGCTAAGAGCAATGGTATCCAGTTCCATAAGAGACAGAAACCTGAAATCAGGTTCTTTAGAGACGAAAAGAACTTAGGCTATAAGGCTTCTATCAATATGAGAATGGGTATTCTTGTAACTAACTTTAGAAACTGGAGTAGAGGTGGCGGTACTTCTGCCTAAACGATATGAGAAAAGCATTTCCGAGAATTATATTTGGTAAATGCCCCGTATGTGGATCCGATGGGGGCGATTATGCTGAAGCAGACTTAACCTCTGCTGATGCTACCACCTCCATCGAAACCTCTGGTAATGGTGTAGAGTTGATATTTTACAGAGGTAAAAAAATGTGTCACAAGTGTAAACAGGATAAGATAAATGATAACCAGTCAAGAATTAAGACCAGAAAAATGAATAGAGAAGAAGTCTTCCGTTCTAACGCTGGTTTCAGGCATTCTATTCCTGACTAAAATGAAGGAGAAGCGAAATGGCAAAAGCCACAGATAAATCAAAACCAATAGAGGATCCAGAATTAGAGGAAACTACAGCTCCAAAAGAAGAGCAAGTAGTTGAGCCAAAAGAAAATAAGCATATAGCTCGTATAAAAAAAATGGATAAGCCTGCGCTTATTTCTGAATTGAAAACAATGAACATTAAAGACATCGAGACTTTTCCAGTTGCCAAACTTAGAAAAACATTACTTGAGGCTCTAGTTGCATCTAAGGAAATACAAGAACCAAAGAGAGCATTAACTGATGTTCCTGGAACAACTAAGAAAGTTGTTTCAAAGGATGAGCTTAAGGTAATACAGCAAGAAGGTAGACTGGTTGGCTTTGATCCTCTTAGTAGAATAGCGATAATCAAAAAGAAATAAATGGAGAATAATTATGAAAAAAGGGTTTAAATTAGGGATAATGTTAGTGTTTTTGCTAATTATTGCCTGTTTAATGCCTAATTTAGTGTATGCTGGAGATATTTCTAATGATGGTGTTTTAGCTACCGAAGAAGATTCCGTCTATCCTAAGACTGATTCAGCAACCACACTAGGCAAAACTGGCAATGAGTGGGAGGATGTATATTCTGACTCCTATACGTTGGGTGGAGTTGCCATTACTTCTTGGGGCGAAGTTGTAAGCCCTTGGTCCGATAATGGTACTTACATAAGCCCAACTGGAGCTCCTGCTGCTATTAAGGCCTATCTCAATGGTAATATGATCATCATTGGCGATATGGATGCTGATAGCTATATTATGGAGAACGATGCACAACTGGATAATGCTTCTAATAATACTGTTACTTTAACTGAAAATACTGATATTTTCTCTGTAGTTTTTGATGGTGATGATATTACTCTTTCGGCAAGTGATGGTTCTATTGAGCTTTATCCACAAGCAGACGCTACAGAGGGTACAGTTGATTTATTGACTGGCGGTGATACTGATGATTATATTCAGATATCAACAACTACAAATCAGCCTTTAATCAACTTTGTTGGTTGTGATGGTTCGATTACTGCTGCAAGCGGATCCATTAGCTTCGGCGATGAGAATCTAAGCACAACTGGCACTTTATCTTCTGGAGCCACAACTGTAACATCAGTTATTATAGGTGATGATACCTATGATGTAGTCGTTGATGATGAGCATAGGTTCACTTCTAACGATAGTGATGTTGTTGTTGATGTTTTTGCTACTACAGATAAAGACGCTATATTGCAGTTGACAGCAGATTTATCAGCTGATAGTGGTGATGAGTGGCAGCTAAAGAATGATGATGCTGATAGCAATGCCTTATTATTCATAAATGATACTGGCGGCTCACTTGCTACTATTATGGACTTGTCTGTTGGTGGTGTGTTGACCATGACTAGCAATATAGTTATGGAAAGTGCTGATACCATAGATAATGCAACTGATGATACGTTTCAATTTTCATCTAACGATTTAGATACCACTATTAGAGCTTATGGTTATGAAGGTAAAGATGCTATTTTGAGATTGACAGCTGACCAGAGTGATGATAATGGTGATGAGTGGGTAATTAAGCACGAAGCTGATGATAACTCATTATCGTTTATGAATGATTCGTCAGGTTCATCTGTTGCTAAGTTCAGCATTGGTAGTCTTGGTGTCTGTATTGTTGGTAACATCAGTAATACAGGCGATTTATATATTGGTGGTGCTGTAACTGCCGCTGGTATGAAATCTGGTACTGACCAAAGTGCCGCTGGTGCAAGTGCTGATGAATTGTACATTGACACTGACACTAATGCTGTAATGATTGGTACTTAATCTAAAATAATAGGGGGTAGGCTAATTCCTGCCCCCTTTGAAGGAGATGGAATATGAAAGGCAAGCCAAAAAGAGACGGAAGTGGTAAGGGCAAAAGAGCAAACCGAGGAAGAGGCGGTTGTGCAACCACTAAAAAGAGAGGCAAGGGAAGATAATGAAAATTAAAAATATACTTATTTTACTGCTTTTGAGCTTTTTCATTTGTAGTTATGCTCAAGCTACAGACGAATGGTGGTTTTCTGTTTCTGATGACGACATAGATGATTCTGCCGAGCTTTTAACAGAGCTTGATACCACATATTTACAGTTGACAACTTCCTATGACACTCTCGAAGTAGTGAGTGCTAGCGCTGCTGATACTGACCAGAATATAACTGTATATGGTATAGACAATAATGATAAAAAATGCTCAGCTACATTCAATCTAAATGGTACCGCAGCTGTTTGTGGCCCTCAATACTTTAAGTATGTAGATTATGCTGAGGTTGATGATGAATGTGCTGGAGCTATTACAGTAAGGCAAGCTGTCAATGATGCTCTTATTGTTTCTGTACCAGTTGGACATCTTAATTCGCAGGTTGCTCAACATTTCAACGGACAATACAATAGTTATATAACTGGCTGGAGTTGTGGGGTTAATACAACTACAGGAACAGTTCTATTTGAACTTAGATGGTACCCAGATGCTAGTGATAGCAGATGCTTTTTAAATGGTTATAAAGTAATAGATAAAATGTACATAGATGCAGCGGCAACATCACCATACAACGCTCCTCCTGTTGTATTTAGTCCGCCTATTAAATGTCCTGCTGGCGGGTGGATAGCTGTATTTGGAACTGGTGGCGCTGTTAATAGTGATGGAGAGGTATTTGTTCAGGGATACGATTACGTGAGGTAATGGCTATAGGATAAAATTTTAATACAGGAAATCTCAATGATAAAGAAAATATTACTTGCTATAGTAATAGTTATATTATGCCAAAGCTACTCCTATGCTGGTTCTCCAGTAAATAGCGAGATAATAAATGACTTTGAGAAAAAAAGTTTGCCTGTATTAAATGAGCGATTGCGACAAATAGAAGATAACCTTTGGAAATTTAAAACCAGTGACGAAGATGAAGATCCTGGTTATTTTGAAGTAAAAACCAAGCACAGTGTTGAAGTTGATACCGACGATAAAATTCACCTCAAAGGCGATTCAGCCGCACCATCCAATAAAACAGTTTATGGTAAAACATCAGCAGGAGTTCAAGGCTGGAAAACTGAAGAGCAGACATTAGATGATGTCTGCGTTCTTGGGGCAACCACTTCTGAAACTGTCTCTGTCGGTAGTTTCTCTGCTGATGGTGTTTGCTCTCGAACTCACCTATCAACTCGATATGACGCTTTTATAGGGCGCGATGTTTATGTTACTGATGATGTTATTATTACTGATGATTTAACTGTCAAAGGCGGAGCAATAGACCTATCTAATCAAGCAACTGCAATATCTCTTTATAATTCAACCAATTCATTAAATATAGATAGTGATACCTTTGTTA